GAAACTATAAAGCGACAAACCAGAGAGCAAAAGATCTCTTGGGCTTTGATCCAAAGTACACCGTAGCAGACTCTGTGACTGAAATAATAAATAATATTACTAAAGTACATGGGTCATATGATTTCTCTGATGATTCTTACTACAACATAGCAACATATAAAAAGTTTTTTAACTTGGAGCGGGACAATGACTATTGAAGAATATTATCAATATTATTTGACATTACACCAAAACAGATGGTGCCGACGTATGCATGCGTTAGGTCAGATTGTCACTATCACGTATATTGCTATAATCGCTTATGCGCAACTGTGGTGGCTTTTATTGGCTGCGCCTTTTGTGATTTATCCATTTGCTTGGAGCGGTCACTTCTTTTTTGAAAAAAATAAACCTGCTGCATGGTACAACCCAATTAAGGCAAAAATTTGTGATTGGCTTATGTTTCGTGATATGATTATGGGAAGGTTATAAAATGATTAATTTAATGCATGTAAATGATTATGTTATTGATACAAGACAATTTCGACCCTTGTTGAATGATAAGATAGTTGAAGAATTTGAACAAAGAGTTGCTGAATTTGTTGGCGCTAAATATGCTTGTTCACTACACAGTGCAACGTTTGCTATTTTTTTGTGCTTAAATGAATTAAAAAAGCAAACAATCACGGTTCCAAGCATTATACCTCCGGTTGTTCCGAACGCAATTTTAACTTCTGGTCAAAATTTAAATTTTAACGACAACATTGACTGGGTGGGGCACTCGTATGTTCTACACGACTTTGAAGATTATAAAATTATTGACTCCGCACAGCAATTATCTAAAAATCAATTTGCTAACCAAGCGAATGATGAGGATCTAATGATTTTCAGCTTTTACCCAACAAAGCCAGTTGGAAGCAGCGATGGCGGCATGGTTGTTTCAAATGATAGAGAGAAAATTAATAGATTGAAAATGATGTCCCGTTATGGAACATCGTTTGAAGATAATAGTTGGGAGCGTAAAATAGCTGTTCCTGGTTGGAAGTTATACATGAATTCTATTCAGGCATACATTGCGAACCAAAATATGAATTTATTGGAAGAGAAGACGGAAAAGTATTCTGAGATTTGTCAGCAATATAACCAAGCATTTGGATTAGAAAATACAAGCAAACACTTGTACAGGATTAACGTTACCAACAATGATCAGTTTATGCACGATATGAAAGACAGCGGAATTCAATGCGGCATACATTATCGTGCCGCACATATGATGGATTGTTACGGGCTCAAGCAGCTTAGTCTACCTAGTTCTGAGTATGAATCTAGTAGCACTGTTAGCATTCCATATCACGAAAAATTAACAAAAGAAGAGATTGAGTATATTATTAAGGAGGTTAGACCACATGTTATCTCATCACATTGAAGAAAGAGGGACACTAAGTTATATGGAGCTAAGCGATTTAGGCTTTGAACCAAAGAGAATGTACTATATTACAGGAGTGCCACAAGGAGAAGTCCGTGGCAACCACGGTCACAGGACAGATTTACAATATTTAATTTGTGTAAAAGGCCAAATTCGCGTTACATTAACTTCCAAAGACAAGGTAGAGACAACAATGTTGAACGCTGGCGATATGGTCTTTATGGACAAGATGGTTTGGGGCGAGCAAGAGTATATGACAGGCGAAGATATTTTGCTTGTACTGTGTTCCACCAGCTACGACAAGAGCGATTATATTACAGACATTAGTGAAATTTTAGAGGCATAAGATGGTAATTTATGTGGACATTGATGAGACAATCTGTGAATCTCCAGAAGATAGAAATTATTCTTTGGCAGTACCAATAGAGGAGAACATTGAAAAGATTAACGCATTATATGAAGCGGGCCACACGATTGTTTATTGGACAGCCCGTGGCTCCGGTAGCGGAATTGATTGGCGAGAAACCACCGAAGATCAGTTTAGACTTTGGGGCGTTAAGCACCATGAATTAAAACTTGGAAAGCCAGTGTATGATCTTTTTATTGACGACAAGAACTATAACACTGACATGTTTTTTAAAGCATCAGCAGACCAGCTGGTTGAGGCGCTTGAAGAAGAATGATAATCACTGATAATCATATTTTTGTTCACATTCCTAAAACTGGTGGAAAATCAGTTACGGAGTTTATTAATCAGAATAAAAAGTGCTTATCAACACGAGAAGATAATTATATTATTAAAATTAGGGAGCCTGAAGAGGGCACTCTGGATGCGCCTCATGTTCCACTAAATTTTTGCTCTCATATACCTATTCGTTGGATTAATAGATACGATATGGAACACACTTATAAAGTGAAATTTTGCACGATTAGAAATCCATGGGATTGGTATATATCTTATTATTTTTACGCTGATATTGCAAATAAAAACTTTTGGCAACAAAAAATAGATCAACAGTTTGTTGGCAACTTTAATCAATGGGTTCAAAAATTATTAAATAATGAATATCTTGACGTTGAATACAGTCATTCTGAATATGAAAATTATCCGCTATTACGCAGATTTAAGCACATGAAAAAACTTAACATTGGTCTCTACACTCAAATGTTTTTAGATTATTGCTTAGTTCTTAGTTTAGATACCATCAGCATAGATGATTTAAATATTGAACTAATAAATTCTAGACTAGGTGTTAATAATGTGTGTAAGCTAGAGAACCTTAAGCACGATTTATTGAGTATATTTAGAAAAAGCAAAATAGAATTACAAAATAAGGATATTCCACATGTACAAAAAACTAATCGGCCATATCCTTTTAATTATTTAAAATCTCGTTATGATTTTTACGAGGAAGAAACAAAAAATCTAATTTATGAAAAAGACAAATTATTTGTCGAAAAATATGGATATCAATTTTAAAGGAGTAAAAAATGACATCTATGACATTATCAAACCAAGCACTTGGAGCTATTATGATGGCGCTCCAAAAGTCGTTGATGGAACAGTCTGATATCGTTCCAGTTTTGCAAGGATTCGAATTTGTTGATACAACTGAAGGCTTGACGGTGCAAAATCCACCTGCATTTCAAGTAAAGAATCCTGAATTTAATAAGCAAAAAGAGGAAGGCGCTCTTACGCCCGAAGAGGAGTAGGATGCCAAAGTATATTTATCGTTGCACTAAATGTGAAGATCAGTTTGAAATTTATCATTCAATGAGCGATAAATTAAAAGATTGTGAGTCTTGTGAGTTGACAGGATCTCTAATGCGTGTACCTTCGTTTACCACTAAAGTGGTCAACAACACTAAGGAAAACGGAAAAGTTGGAGATATTGTAACATCTCATATTGAGGATGCAAGACAGCAATTAAAAAAAGAAAAAGAGAAATTAACAAAAATAACTTATAAACCAAAAAAATGAATACAATTTTAACACTTTCAATAGCGCTTATAATTTCAGTCGGCATAAACGTATTGCTTCTTGTATATTTAAGAGATGTGTTGTCTAAATTGCTTTTTCTATCTGAAAATTTAGCAGACTTAGATCAAATGCTTGTAAATTTTAATAATCATTTAGTGTCCGTTTATGAGCTTGAAACTTTTTATGGTGACGACACCCTGCATCATTTGTTGCAGCATGCTGGTGATCTATCAGAGCAGTTACAAGAATTTGAAAATATTTTCTCTTTGACAACTGAGGAGAATATAGAAGTTGAGCAAGACGAAGCAGAGCAGCCCGCCGAAACGACGCAGGCGTAGAAGAACAAAAAGACATTATTTTACACAAGTGCATGAAGATGCAATTATCAGATACAACAAAACCTCTTGCAATATAGAAAGGGGCGAGTTATATCAGCAATATATTCAACCTGCTTTTGACGAAATGGTTGATAAAATTGTTTTTACTTATAAGTTTACAAATCTTCCTAATTGCGATGAGCTTAGAGAAGAGTGTAAAATTTGGTTGACAACGATTTTAGAAAAGTATGATCCGGCAAAGGGATCTAAGGCTTTTTCTTATTTTAGTGTTATCACCAAAAATTGGTTTATTCACAAAGTTAAGAAAAACCAAAAAAGAGTTAAAAGAGAAGTGGACATCGGCGAGATATCCAAAGACATGGAGATCAAACATCTTGCTGCCTATAATGATTATCACGAGCAACGCGAAGATAAAGAGTTTTGGGAACATCTCTGGAAAGAGATTGGTACGTGGTCCACAGACAATATGAAAGAAAATGAAAAGAGAGTTTTAGAAGCAATAAAGATACTTCTTTCCAATCCAGATGACATAGAAATTTTTAATAAAAAAGCTATTTATTTGTACATCAGAGAGATTACTGGTTTAAATACAAAACAAGTTGTTAATAATTTGAACAAATTAAGACAAAAATATTTTGCTTTTAAGTCGGATTGGAATGAGGGAAATTTATGAAAAAAGACCTTGAAACTTTAATTGAAGAGGCACTAGAAAACATAAGAGACGATAGAGAGATAGCAAAAGAGCTATTGAACGATACGGCTAATTTAATAGCCAGCAAGCCTGACGATAGCCGCTATTTAGGTCCGGTCGCTGCAAAACACGTTGAAACCCTGCAACGATCAAATGAGCAGCTCGTTAAACTTATTGGTATTAGACAAAAGGAGACAACTAAATCCGTTGAACTAACAGAGGAAGACAAATCAGAGATTTTTAATATATTGAATTCGCAAGGAGACAGCATTCAATGACTTTGATTAGTCCCTATACGTTTATATCTCCAGATGGCAACGAAAGAGTTGCCACGTCAATGAACATGTCTAACATATCAGAATTTACTTCTGTTCTTAATGTGTTGACAGTTCAATATGCTTTGGGAGATGTTGACAATTTTGCTGGGACTAATTCCTTTCCAGCTGTCGTTATGACTGAGCCCCTAGTTGTAGAAATTGGCAGCACCGATGATCCACAAAGTGAACAAAATTTTATGGAGACAGTTGTTGGTTCTTTGGGCAATAATGCTGGTATTTCATTTGGCGGTCTAACAAATAGGGGCATTAGACAGTCTACCTTGTTTAAGGCAAGGGTTATAGGTTACCCCGGTCGCCCAGGTCCCGATGATTGTTTGCCTCTTCCAGATAATTTAAACATGGAAGATCCAGTAACTAGATCCAGAATAAGGCAACATAAGACCTTCTATTGGTGGAAGGCGCCAGATGACGAACTTCCGACATTGGCAATTGGTGATGTTGTAATGGTGACTTTTGAAAACAGAGATACTTTTGACAACGGATACGCAACTCATGTTATTGAAAAGACTGAAACTCCTGGCTGTATTGCCGGCGATCCAAATAGCATTGCAGCTGATTCAATGTCTGGATACCAATTACAATCTTTATTTTCTAACGGCTCAGCCTCACAGATTTTAGCGGCTGGAGATTCTGGCCCTGCAGCACGAGAAGCATCTGCAGAGGCGCTAGCGTCAGTTCAGCCAATCGTCGATGAGCTGTGCAGGTGGACCGGCCCGTATACCTTAAAAGACGGAACCCGAACTGAAATCAGCGCAGTTTACATTCAGGGGGTGCTGGTTAAAGAAAGCGAAGCTGGCCCATTGGTATTGTTGCTTCAGGGCATGCAAAGGGACGGATTGACACCTCCAAGATTTAATAGTGGTTTTCGACCGATGTTTGCAAATACTGTTCGCGGTGGCGCCTCGCCAGCAGGACAAGTTACCACTTCCGACATGCAAGGAAACGTAACTGGAGAAACAACCCCGGCAAATTGTAAAGATTGGGATGGCCGATCCCCAGCTAGAGCTAATGAGGGAATGAAATCACAAGAATTATTGATGTGGAGAAACTGTAATCCAGACAGAGGAAAAAGAGGCATGTCTGGGTATCCCGAATATTTTACCGGAACAGCCAGCGACAGAGCTAGAACGACTGGGGCAAACGCATGTTCTCCATTAACCTCAAGGCCCAGCAGCACTTCCCCTCATGGAACAGGAAGGTCAATTGATATCAATGTTGGTAGTCGAGGCGGTATTAATGATATTAGTGATGCGTATATGTGGTTAATTAACAACGCATGGAGATATGGATTTATTCGAACAGTGAGATCTGAAAGGTGGCATTGGGAGTACCGTCCAGGCACCAGCATGTTTAGGTTTGTTGCAAAAGATCATGATACGTGGAATTCATATTTTACTACAGCCGCACGCGCTGCAGCATCAGTCCCCACGAGCGTTGCAGCAACTTCGCCAGTTCAAACCCAAGAGGACGTTATTGCCTCAACTGGAGATCTGTAATGTCGGAAGAGAGAAATTCTATAAGTATTGAAAATATTTCTAACACCGCAGCAGATACTTTGTCTGGTGTAAATAGAAGAACAAAAGATCAATATGGTCGCGGAATTTGGAACGATGTACAAGTTCAGGCTAGTCCAAAATTTAACGCCGCACCAAGCGAAAAGGTGATTTGTAATGGTAATGCTTGGATAGTTTTAGGAGGCCAGGATCGTCTTGGCCCCTTAGAGGGTCCAGGCGGCCTAGGTGCGCGAGGGCATACACATACTGACAAAATCGATTTAGTTGTTGGCCGGCAATCTGCAAATCCCGATTACTATACTGAAGCAAACCCAAGTCCGTTTACAGACGCAGCTAGAGTGTATATTGCACAAAGAACATTTTGTGATAGAACCTTTGCGATTGATCATGATGATGCTAGTGCTGTTCACGAGGCCAATGAAAATAGGTCTGCAGTTGTTGCGAAAGCTGATGGCGTTCGCTTGATCGGTAGAGAGAGTATTAAAATTGTAACTGGAAAGGGAAAAGATATTCCTGGATCTCGTGAGGGCGAGACAAACTCACAGGGTGGTGCAATAACGCACGTTGGCAAAATTGATCTAATCGCTGGAAATAATTTAGATGATGATGAATTTAATAATGTAAAAACATTACAGCCTATGGTACGTGGTGAAAATTTAAAAGATGCAATACAAGATTTAACTGAAATTGTAGAAAGTATACAATCTGCAACTTTAAATTTTATTAGAAAACAAAATCGTATTAATATGTGCTTGGCTTCACACACTCATATTGCATCTGGACCCGGTATGCCTGTAGCCCCATCTGCTCGTTTAGTAGCAAATGTAACAATTAACACCCCCACGATTTTAATATCAAAAACAACTTTATCAACCGTGAAATATTCTTTATTAAATTATCGCTTAAAATATATAAAGAATCCTGCTGCCCCAAGATACATTTGTAGTAGAGGGTGTAGGCTTACATAGGAATTAATAAATGGCAGAATCTGAATTTAGAAATTTGCAAGATGCTAATGGCGATGGTGTACACGATGCCTGCGCTGATGTTTCTGTTCCAGCTGTGGAGCCAGAGCCATGTCCATCGTGTGTACCAAATCCAGAAGCTATTGTTCCAAATTGGATTGAACAAACAGAGCCATTTTTAAATCAAAAAACATGTCAATACTCTGTAACAATAGATACTGATTATGATGGTACCGGCGGCGATGAGCTAGAAAGTCGCATGGCTGATGAAGATTTTACATATATTGATGAAGCTATAGAAAGACTCCTTCGGTTTTACAATAAAGTCGAATCTAGATCGGAAGATTTTGTTGACGAAGATGGAAATATTACTGGAGAATTAGGAACAGTTGATGCTTTGCGCTTAGTTGCCAATGTATCTGAATACCATCTAGGGGGCGACTCTGTGTTGCCGAGAACCGGCGCGAAAATGAAGTTCTTAATCACCGTGCCGGCAATGAATTTTAATAACATACCTGGAACGGAGGGTGGCGCTAATGAAAACGCTGGGGACACTTCATCGGGTCCGTCGATAGGCGACAATGCATCAGCTTTTATAGAAAGCATAGAATTAGATGTTCATAGAATTAAGGGTTACTCTAGAAAAGCTAGAGCTTTATTAAAAAGATATACTAAATATCACGCAATATTTCATCAAACTGAGGCCGGAAAATTAGTTTTTGAAAATGGAAAGCCATGGAACGGAACTTATTATGCTGATCTGATGAAAGATGCAGTTAGCGAATTGTTTGACTTTATAGAGAAAAAAGACTTTAAGGCATCTCGTGGTCGCGGATTTAACACAGGTTCAGGCAGAAAAATTGCTGATAGAATCACGCTTGGATTTAGTCAAGATGTAAATGGTGGATTAAAATTAGCTTATGTAACAATTACACAAAATGGATGTGAAGAGGCGGCAAATACCTTTTCTTGCGATAAAGAAAAGCAAACAGGTTTATTGGCTGCTCAAGATAGTGCATGGACTGATTCTGTTGTTGTGGGTTATTTTTCTAGATTAGAAGAAATGGCTGAAATGGCGTCAGCTAGAGAGCCAATGCCGTGGAAAGATTTTGTAATTGAATACACCAATCCACTAGTTTCAGTTTCACATTTAAGAAATGCTGAGAACTTTAACACTTGCGCTGCAGGAGATCTAAATACTGGTGTAAAAGATGGTATTGAAGATTTTTTGGGTGGCGTAATAGATTTTTCTGATATTGTTTCGTACAAGTTCGCAATGGAGGGTTGTAAAAGAATTGGCGATAATAATTCATCTAGAGATACATTAAGCGCTGTAGAGGAAAGAAGGCTTAGAGAGAGAATATTTGATGAAGAATCTAAAAAAACTTACGCAAACAGCATGTCAGCGTGCAAAGACTTGCCAGCGCTTTTGTCAAACGCAATTGCAAAAGAAGGCCCAGTAGTTGAAAATTTTTGGTCTGACATAGCAGATACATTAAGAAATTGTGGCATGTACGCAATAATGTTTGAAGCAGTTGCATGTTTAATGGGCGGTCTGTCTTTAGATGTTGCTTTAGATAGAATGTTGAGAGCCGCTCTTAAAAATATGTCAATGAACCACATGGAAGCAATGTGGGCGGGCCTGCCATATGATAAAAAAGCTGAAATTAATTCAGAGCTTATAAGAATATATGGATCTCAAGATAAGCCATGGCGTGTTGATAGATATGACGCAACTGTAACTTCTACTAGCCCCGTCAATACAAGAGGGACACTGGGTAGAAGAATTACTGAATCGAATGAGGCGCTTATTGATGCCTATATTGAAGCCGTATTTAATGTTTATGCCGATGTTGATAGTTTGATGGAGCTTTTAACGGAACTTGATAAGTTTCCCGGCCAAGAAATAATTGCCAGGGTTCTCTCCGTGGTTGACTGTCCTTTGCCTCCGATATTTTCTCCACCGCTTGGAGATTTTTTCAAAGATTTAGATTTGTCTTATTGTAGAAATACAACGCCAATCACGATATCGGAGGTAGCGTTTGAAAATCCATTCAAAAACTTTTCCTTACGATTTGATTTATTAAAATTTTCATTTGATCTTGCGTTAGATCAATTGCTTGATTTAATAGCAAGATTGATTATAGATTTAGTAAATAAACTTTTGTCTGCCCTCTGTTCGATTCTATGCTCAGTAACAGATTTAACGACCTTGGCAGCACTAGCAACAGAAAGCACAACAATGATACAAGATATGGTAGGTGGTGCTTTTTGTCTTGAAGATCCAACGTCAGAGGATGTAACTGCTACAATAGAAGAGTTGTTTGGAAACTTTTCTGACGCATCCACTGAACAGTTGCAGTCTATGGCTAACGAGTCTACAATCGCAGATCTTACTACTGGAATGTCAAGTGTATTAACGCCTGACGAATTAAACGATTTAATTAATGGCCAAGCTAGTTCAAATACCTGTAATATGTTGTATAATTTAGTTAAAACTCAATATTCAGAATTTTTGCCAGCTTTTAGAAGTCCAAGTAGTATTTGCAACATGTTTAAAAATATAGGAGATTTGTTGCCAACTGATTTGAAACGCGATATGGCAAGTAGATTAGCAAATAGAGAAAACTTAAATGAAACCAAGCCATGTTTTTCAATATGTCCAACACCAGATCAATTAGATGATTTTGAGGCGCTAAGGTGTAGTTTGCTTACTGGTATTGACGGCACAACAGAAGAACAATGCGAAGAGCAATTTCAAAAACTAAAAGATAGAACTGCTGATGATTTAAGTAAACTATCAGACATTGCACAAAAAGGAATAGGTCAATATATATCCGATGCACTGCCAAATATTGGCGATGGTTGCGATGCAATCGCCCCAATTAATTCTGATGAAATGTCGAGCTTGTCATCGGAAGGTAACGCAGATACATCTAACTTTTTACAAGAAATCTTAGTTCATGAGCTGATTGGCAGAAAAGGATTTTTGTCTTATATTTTATCCGACACTATGGGCGTACCATACACAATGCACTTGTCACGTGCTAGAAACATGCCATTTTATTACAATTCAGCAGACAATGTTCCAGACTGGGTTACGAACGGCGCTTTTCAGCAATTGCCTCGTGGATTTTTTCCAAGCACAGTTGCACGCTGGTTACAAGAAAGTTTATTATCAACAGATTTTACATATAGTGCCACAAATCAATCAGCCGGAACAATATCTTTAAGAGATACCACCGCAGTATCAAGCAAGGTTACAGACATAACATATGAGAATTTTGGCCCACAAAGTTCTACAGAGCTTGATTACAATTCTGACTTTGCAGCAGAAGACTACGAAGTATCACTTGGAAAAGCGCCCGATCTCACGTTAGCATTTTCAGACAACGACAATGGGGATGGCGGCGATCCGACATATGGATTTAATATTGAGTATTCTGAAAGTTATGTTTCCGCCTCGCAATTCGCTTCAGCGACCCCAGTGATAAAAATATTTGAAACAAGCGGTGGTGAAGAATCGTTGTCAACTTTTCTGCCAATCAGAAAATCAATTGATTCAGACACTGCAGCAGAATTATCAAATTACTCCGTTATAACATACGGAGACGCCGGAGAGCCTCCGCAAAATTCATTATTTAATGAAATATTAAAAGACTCATGGTTGGATGCTAATATTTCTTTGCCAGATGTTGAGCTAGAGGAAACAGAGGCTGGTGATTTGCTTTCAAACTCTAGAACCCCATCCGAGATTAGACGATCAAATAGCACTGGATTTGGTAGAACTGACTTTAATAATATTAATCAGCGTTTTATAAATCATTTTAAAAATTCAATAGCAAATAATTCTGACGCGTTTACTTTTGGATATCAGGCAGAGGATATTTCACGCGAAGATTTAGATTATTTAGACCCAAATGGTAATCCATACTCTTCTAAAAATTATCCAGAATCCACTAAAGTATTAGGACAAAGCAGGATGAAATACGAACAGGGCGAAGCTGTAAATCGTGTGCATTATTTAGATCCTGAAAGGTATGGCGGCTCATATGCTAGCCCGCCACTATACATAAGCCCAATTAAAAAAGCCGGCTGGCTGGGTCTTTTGGAAACTTTTGTGCCAGAAATGGATGGTTGTGATCCTGTCGATGGCAGCGAAGCTAGACCTTTAGATATCTTGGGCCTCAAAAAAGTTAATGAAAGAGTAGACGAAGTGCTACAAAATTTACCAATGGATGAAAGGCTTAATGCAAATCCAGATTGTGTTGTGGAAGCTCCATACGCAAGAATTTTTGATCGTGACACAAAATCTCGAATTGAGGGCGATGTTATGACAATTATTAGAACATATATTTTAGAGGAATATTTTAAAGGAGTTGCAACTTTTAATACTTATAAACTTTCATTTCCAGAAGTTTTTGATAATTTTTATATAGATTATGTAATTTCTGTAATCGAAAAAGATATGAAAGAAAACTCACGCAGAGCTGGCTTGTTCAGGGATGAGGTTTATTTTTATGCATTTTTAGAGCAGTGCGTAGAAATAGTTGATAGGATGATTAAAAATGAAGAGGTGGTTGAAACATCTGATATTACAGCAGCTCTCAATGAATTAAATACTGTACAACAATCATATGAATTTCCATATGAACTTGAGTACGACAATGCAATAGGTACAGAATTATTTAATAGAAAAATTAGGCAAACTCCTTTGAAAAAGAGGGGCATAAAAAGATATCGTAGATTAGCCGCACTACAGGCAGTTAAAAACTCTGAAGCTTCTGCAAAAGTGTTGATGAGAAAACTGGTAGAAAGAGAAATGGAATCCATGATCGAAAACATATCCAGTATGTTAAATTTTGATGGAAATGACTTAGGCCCACAAATAACAAACATACACAAACACTTTTTAGGATCAAGTGGCTTGTGTTTGGGCAGCACACTTCAAGTAGATTTAAAAGTTGCAACTGAAATTGGAGACGTAAAAAATGTTGCATCTACCATTGAAGATTCTACAAACATCTCGGAGTATTTAGCCGGAGAAACTTATGCTGATTTAATAGCTGAGCTGAGCCTTGTTATTGCGGGTCTTTTAACACCTGGCACTTCTTTGACTGAAACATTGGCAACAGGAGATCCAAAAGTTGCAAGATTATATGAGGCTATGTCTGGTCAAGGCACTTTCGTGCTAGAAAAATATTTATATGTCGATGATCCAAAACAAGATTTAGGAATTAGTGAAGATGACTATTCTCTTAGGGGCGTTGTAAATCCTGATACATTTAAGTCATTTTTAGATGAGCTTTTAGCACAAGGGTTTGATATGAACTCTTCGTTGATATCTGATTATTTCGGAGATTTAAGTGTAAGCGATGGCGCTTCTACACCAGTTTACTCCGGAGAAACTACCGAGGTTGCTGGTCACGTTCATGAGTATGCAATTGATGAAAATGGAAATGGGGTTGCTTATTATGCATACCCTCCAGAAGATGAATCACTGAGGCACCAACATGAAATCAGAAATTTTGTGGTCGCCGAAGCATACTCCCCAGCCGCACATCAAATGCACAATCATGCAATACAATATACAGAATCAACCGATCCGACAAAAACTTTGTCTGGAACAATTGGTTTGCGAACAGGTATTAGAATTTGTTACATTCCATCAAGTGATTTTGTGCAACAAAATTTGATTGATCAAGACCTAGATAATGAGGAGTTTTTAAATCAAGCAAGATTATTAAAAGCTTACAAATTTGCTGAACCATCTGCAACAATTCAAGCATCTTTAACCACATTTAATGCTGCTATAGCTGCTAGTGATGTTTCGTTATCGCTTGACTCTTTTAAATATATGTTTCCATTGGTTTCATATGAACTGGATGTTTTGGATCAAACATTCGCAGAATTATGGAATAGTTTAAATCAAGGCACTGTTTTTAATTTACCTTGCTTGGTTGAGAATCTAACTAAAGATCCAAAATATAAATTGATTTTCCAACACACAACCCCAATTCCTACCGCGTTGTCGTTAATGGCTATTTACAATACAAAAGCATTTTTACCATCACTGGGTCAAATTACTAATGGTGGTCCCAATACTGGTTTAGAAGGAGGTCGCGTAGGAGATGGCGAATGGGAAGAATATAGTATACGAAGTAGAAACGGACTTATCAAGAGTCCATTTGATAGATGGGATCAAGTTGCATTTGAAGACATGAAAAAATGTTTACGATCTATGTTCTTATCAAATTACAATTCTGACGATTCAACTTATGAAGATGAGAACGAGTCACACGAATTCACAAGCTTAGGATTGAAAAAGGAAATTAATCTGACTAATTATAGTGTAGACATCTCATTCTCAAAAAGAAGACGCTTAATCTCAAGGCCGTTTGATAAAGATGGAAATGAATGTTAAAACAGGAAAAAAACAGAAATGGCAGGATTGTCTCCAAAATTACCGTTACTTAAAACCACCGATGATGGCTATGCATCAAATAAGTCAATTAAATCATTGGCTAGACAAAATTTAAAAATGTTGATTTTAACTGCACCTGGAGAACGCGTAATGGTGCCGGGGTTTGGTGTTGGTATTAGAAATTTTTTATTCGAAAATATTTCAGTTTCTACTTTTTCTAGAATTGAAGCAAGAATAAAATCTCAAGCTTCAATCTATCTTCCATATATTAATATTTTAGACGTTAATATAGCTCCTGGCTCTAATGAATCAGAATTTTTAACTAATAATCAATTTGACACAAATTCCATCTCTATACAAATAAGATATGTAATTACAACAATTAAGGCTGGAGACACATTAACAATGTCGATTTAGTCAAAAACATTTGCTAATGTGCTCTAATTAATTAAAAGGATTATAATATGTCGAATTACAAAAAAAGATTACCACCGATAAAATATACAAGTAGAGATTTTCAATCAATTAGAGCTGATTTAATTAATCACGCAAAACGCTACTATCCTGATACTTTTAAAGATTTTAGCGAGGCTTCTTTTGGCGCTTTGATGGTTGACTCTGTAGCATATGTCGGCGACATTTTATCTTTTTACTTAGATTATCAAGTAAATGAATCTTTCTTAGATACGTCAATTGAATATAATAATATTTTAAGACACGGGCGCTCGCTGGGTTATAAATTTGGTGGTCGAGGTACTGCGACTGGTGAGGTAACTTTGTTTGTAATAGTGCCAGCCAATGATGTTGGAATGGGTTATGATAGTGACTATGTGCCTGTGCTCAAAGCGGGCTCTGCCTTTTCATCAAATCAAGGTGCCAGATTTACCCTAACAGATGATGTTAGATTCGATCAATCTAATAATCAAATCGTTGTAGCACGTGTAAATGAAAGCACCGGTGTGCCAACGCATTATGCAATTAGATCTCAAGGTACAGTTGTTTCTGGCAGATTGCAATCAAAAACATTTACAATTGGTGAATTTGAAAAGTTTAGAAAAATTAAAATTGGTGGCCCAAACGTTTCAGAAATTATTAGCGTTGTTGATCAAGATGGCAATGTTTATCATGAGGTCGATTATCTTTCTCAAGACACCGTTTTTCAAGAAATAGTAAACAAGACAGTAACCAATGATAGTGTGCCATCTATTTTAAAGCCTATAACTGTTCCACGAAGGTTCACAGTAATTAAAACAAGGGCATCAACAACACTACAATTTGGATATGGTTCAAATTCTGAATTAGATCAAGAGTCTGTGGTTGATCCTAAAAATATAACAATGGATTTGTTTGGGAGAGATTACTTCGCTGATAGAAGCTTTGACCCATCAAAATTGATTTCAACCGATAAATTTGGAATTGGACCACAAAATACAGTGTTAACAGTGACATACAGAGAAAATGCGGAGGTAAGTGCAAATACATTTGTTAATGGCGTAAATAAAGTAGTAAGCAAGAGATTGTTATTTGAAACAGAAAATTCACTATCAACCTCTAAAAAACGTTCAGTAATCAATTCTTTAGAGGTTATCAACGAAAAGCCGATTGTTGGAGATGTATCTTTGCCAACAGTTGATGAAGTCAGGCAAAGAATTAGAGACGTTTACGCAGCGCAAAATAGAGCAGTGACAAAAAATGATTATGAAGCACTGGCAATGTTGATGCCTCAAAAATTTGGCTTAGTTAAGAGAGTAAATGTAATAAGAGACCCCGATTCTACTAAAAGAAACTTAAACATGTTTATTTTGTCTGAAAATACAAATGGCTATTTTACCAAAGCAAACACAACATTAAAAAGAAATCTTAAAATGTGGTTAGGTTCATACAAGATGATGAGCGATACTGTTGATATCTTAGACGCTAAAATTGTTAATATTGGAATTGAATACTCAATTGTTGTTAAACCCGGCGCAGATAAAATTAGAGCTTTAACACTTGCTAACAGTCAATTGATTAACAGATATCGAGAAAAGTTTTATATTGGTGAGCCTTTTTATATTTCTGAAATTTATTCTATAATTAACAGAATTTCTGATATTATTGATGTAAAAAATGTTCGCGTTATACAAAAAAGAAGGGCTCCATATTCAGATATTAGATTTGATATTAGACAGAACACCTCCGAAGATGGAAATTATATTGTTGTACCAAAAAACGTTGCATTAGAAATTAAATTTCCAAATGGAGATATTAAAGGAACCGTTGTGTAATGGCTGTAAAAAGATATTTTGCTAGTAAAGATAGCACGATAACAAATGCTTTTATGGATGATTTGACCACAAGAGCCACTGGCTCAAACATGGGCGCATCTGATATACTAGAAGTTTTTTCAATTGTTGGCCAAGCAAGTTTTACTGACAAAGGACAGACTACTGGTTCTGTTGAGCTTTCTAGAGTTTTGATCCAGTTTCCAATTGAAGACATTACGGCAGATAGAACAGCAACTTCTATTCCAGCTAGTGGTAGCGTAAGTTTTTATTTGCGAATGTTCAATGCGCGTCATTCTCAAACAACGCCAAGAGATATTGCTTTGGAAATCGTACCTTTAAATCAAAGCTGGCAAGAGGGCACAGGTCTAGATATGGATACATATACAGATCTCGTGCATGGTAACCCTGGCGCAACATGGGTTAGTGCGTCTAATAGCGAAGCTTGGACTGTTCCTGGAGGAGATTTTTATACTTCATCTTTTGGCGACGGACCCACCGGGTCGGCAGGGCACATCGCTGAATTTAAAGTTGGTAATGAAGATTTAGAAATCGATATAACTGAGCTAGTTGAAGAGTGGATTCAAGGCGAAGAGATAAGCAATTATGGCGCGCTTATTAAATTGATTGGGTCTCAAGAAGGATTTTTCTCAAGTTCTGCCGCAACACAAGATAATGACGGCGCTACAACTACAGTGACTCCCGATTTTATAGATTCTGTTCCCATTAACCTATCTGGCGCCACAACATCGTATTATACTAAAAAGTTTTTTGGAAGAGGTTCTGAATTTTATTTTAAAAGACCACACATTGAAGCTCGATGGGACTCGTCAATAAGAGATGACAGGGGCAGCTTTTACTTTAGCAGCTCTTTAGCCACGGGCGAAGACAACATGAATACTTTGTATTTGTACAACTTTGTTAGAGGCCGCCTCAGAAACATTCCCTCTGTTGACGATAGTAATATATATGTAAGTTTGTTTTTGGCCTCCGCGTCAAGTAATGAGCCATCAGGCAGCGCGATTCAACAAAGCACGGTAGAGGTGGACGACATATGCACAGGATTATCGCCAGCAACTGGCGGGTGGGTTTCAACTGGTATTTATTCTTGTTCTGTATGTGTCACTGCCGGCACCACTGCTGATACAAAATTGCTAGACGTTTGGCATAGCGCAGATTTGAAAAGTGATTCAAATGAAACTTATTTTACTGGTACAATTTATCCTAAATCTTTAGAAAGTTATAGCTACAATTATAACTCTACATATGTAACTTCAATTACAAATTTAAGACCGTCTTACTCGACACGTGAAACTGCACGTTTCAGAGTGTATATCCGCGAAAAAGATTGGTCTCCAACTATTTATTCAAAGGCGAGCCAAGAAGTTGAAACTACAACAATTGAGAGTGGTTCATATAGAATTTTTAGGGTCGCAGATGATTTGGAAGTTATAGCACACAACACAGGGAGCGATTTAGCAACGTTGTTATCATATGATGTTACTGGAAATTATTTCGATTTAGAAATGTCATTGTTGCAAGAAGACTATGCATACGGAATTGGTTTTGCATATTATGACGCGTCGATCGACGACTGGGTTGAGCAAAAGGAAACATTCAAATTTAGGGTAGACTGATATGAGCATTAAAAATCTTTTTGATAGAAGTTCGTCAAAAACCTTACCCTCTTCTTCTTTGCAAGAACTTGGTTATAAAGTTGAATCAGAAAGAAATCTTGTAGCAAAATTAGACGATCAAGAAAGATTTATTCCTCAAATAGATTTTACTGATACTGCAAATTTCGCTCGTTATGCGTCAGCTGAAAAATATTATGTTGATGCAATTGAGAGAATATTTAAAGACTATCCGTATGATGGGTCAGAAGCAGAGATACAAGAGTTTCGTAATCAAGAAAATTTTGTAGATCGTTACATTTTTGAAAATAGATATCCAAGAACGACCGGTTATGCTATATTTTCAGCAGACGGCTGGGGTAATCAAGTAGGAGAATCAAACGGATACGGACTCTCAGATAATGTAGAGTACATTAAAATCGTTGGTGGGCCTAATACTGGATCCGACGATTTTGCTAGCAAACCATTGCATCAAGCCTTTACTGGTTCAAATATTTATGATGAAAATATCTATGATACAGAGGGTGTTTTAAGTGATGGAAGATTTGGAACGCGAGAATCAAATTTAAAAACTGATTTAAATACTGGTGTGACCGTTGAGTTTTGGCTTAAAAAATCAGGATCCCTTGCAGCAGTTTCTGCTGATGGTGCAGACCCCGAAGCTTTTACCGAAAAAGAAGTAATCTTTGACCTTTGGAATGGTGTCACATGTGAAGCTGCAAATGATAGCGACGATACCGATAATGATAATTATGGTCGCTTGCGAATTGAATTAAACGGAGATACGACAGGCTCATCACCATTTGAAATTACAATGTTGTCTGGAGCGATTCATAGCGCACCAAACGGCTTTCAAAATTTGCAAATAGGAGATTTTGAAGATTCTGATGATATTGCCCCTTACAACGGAAAATGGAATCATTATGCTTTTGTATTACAAAATAGCAGCTCTGTTGCCTCAACAGGCGTCACAGTAAAGTTTTATGTAAACGGCGAACTAAACCAGACAAAAACTTCGGGAAAAACATGTGGAGAAATCACTGGTTCCTTGATCGCAAATATCGGCGCCCTACGCACTGCGCCATCAGGATCCACTGGTCC